AGGATTACGCTAAGGCCACATAGAGATCCGGCAGAGTGCCCCTAGCACGTCGCCGGAAGCAAAGGCTCTCACTGGAAACGGTGGGGGCCTTTTTGGTTTTGAATTTCAAATTTCAAAATCGAATTTCAAATTTGGATTTCGAATTTCAAAAAAGGTTTTGGACTTTGCTGGAGCATTCCAAAATAGCTAGGCTTCTGTATGCGCGTGTTGGGCTGAAGCCCTGTGGAACATGGCGTGGAACATTCCGTGGAACAGCCCGTGGAACATTGCCAAGGGTATCCCCCCCGTGGGGTGAGTAGGAGAGGGAGCAAGGGAGAGGGCCCCCGAGGGGCTGAGGAGCGGGGGTGATTGCCCCCAGACCGAGGGACGCTCACCGAGGAGAGGATGAGTGGGAGGGGGCGCAAAAAAAACGCGATTGTGCTTGCATTGCCGCGCCAAATCGCGAAAATGTGCGGCAACTCAACCGAGTCCCCTGTGTAAAACGCAGCGCTGTGAGCGGGCGACACTAGGCAAAAGGTCGGGTCCGACAGAGTAAGAAACCTTAAAAACCTAAAAAACATGAAAAACACCGAAAACACCACCGCGCCAGCAGGTTACTCCCGCTCCGCTCTCATCGAGGCTCTCCGCGATGTGGCTAAGAATCGTTATAACTGCCTCGTGCTCCACCCTTGCGGGTGGTACGCCGTGCCCTCCTCCCGCGTGGAGGACGCAGAGGAGTTGCGTATCCTAGATTACGAGGGCCTCCTCGCCGCCACCCCAAACGAGTCCCCTGAGAACTACACCGCAGAAACATTTGAGGGTTTGGCGGATTGGATTGAATCGAATATCACGGATTGGGTGCGGATGGCGATTGAGCAAGCGAGCGATGAAGCAGAGGCAGAGGAGGCTTACCGCGCTCAGGTGGAGCAACGGGATGCGGACCCCAACGAAACATCGTTGCGCCTCGAAGCCCTCCGCACCATCATCGCCAAACTCTAACGCGCCTAAAAAACATGGACAAAACCCTGCTTATCAACCTCTTACGCAAGTTTGTTTCCCGCCGCCCCGGGCTGGAGTACGGAGACTACGGTTGCCCAAAAACCTATCGCGCCGAACTCCGCACCGTGGGGCGACAACTCCGAGACGCCCGCACCCTACTAGCTGCGGTAGAGTCGTCCCCCATAACGGGGGAGCAAATCGCCGCGGCGCTCAAATCAGGGAGGCTAACACTCCACACCGCCGACAACGGTGGAGTCAGTCTCCGGTATGTTGCATGCCAATACGAGCCAACAGAGTATCGGCCAGCAGTTTCGCGAGTCTGCTCTGATCTGCTTTGGGGGCACGTCCGCGCACGCTGGCCGCATTTCGACGGTACGGACATGCGGGCGCATTTCCGGAGATGGTTTGGCCGGGGGATTGCGAGAGTGTGGTTTAACTGAGGAACCCCATGAAACTAGAAAACCAAACATTCCACCTGAGCCTCCGCTCATCGAATCAGAAAACGGGCCCGATTCCCGTCTCAACACAATCGGCAAATACGTGTCCGGACGCTTGCCCGCTCAAAAAGCGGGGCTGCTACGCCGGACAAGGCCACCTTTCCATGTGGTGGCGTAAAGTGAGCTCGGGACAATACGGGGGCGAGTTTGACGCCTTTTTGGACGCTGTCCGTAGCCTCCCCTCTGGTCAATTGTGGAGATATGCTCAAGCAGGTGACCTCCCCGGAGTCGGGGACCGCATACACAAACGAGCATTAAAGGCCCTTGCGGAGGCCAACAAAGGCAAACGCGGGTTCACGTACACCCATAAGCCACTAGCCAAACATGGCAACAAATGGGCAATCTTAGAGGCTAACAACAAAGGCCTCACCGTTAATGTCTCATGCGAGGCGTTCACCCAGGTGGATGAGGTTATGAGCCAAGGCCTCCCCGCTGTTGTAGTCCTACCCTCAGAGGACGCTCACAAGCGGAGACAGACAACCCCAGAGGGGCGAACGGTTGTCACATGTCCCGCTACACGTCCCGGTAGCAGCATGACCTGCGACAAGTGCCGGCTCTGTAGCCTCGCCAATCGACCGTTTGCGATTGGGTTTCCCGCTCACGGGACCGCCAAGGCGAAGGTGGAATCGGTGATCAAGGAAAGACTGTAGAAACAATGAAAACAAGCAACCTAGCACTGTTCACGGCCAGCTTTGCTCTAGCCATCACAGATATTATCCGCCTCCGCATCACCGCCGGGACCCAAGAGGCATGGGTGTGGGGCGTCCTAACGCTAGTCAGTGTGGGGGTGATGCTCCTTAGTGCGGCGGCGGCAATGCCGAGAGAGGAGGGCGTGGAGTGAGACACGACTAGGTCGGGCACAAGCACAAGCCGCAAAGGAGGCTCCACTCGTAAGGGTGGGGCCTTTTTTGTGCGTGCTAGGCCAAGCGACAGAGGGGAGCGAGAGAGAGGCAAGCGCGGGCGAGAGGCGTAGGCGGGCGAGGGCGAGGCGATGCGAGAGCGTTGCCGGGGCGAGAAGCGGGAATGCGGAGTCGGGAAAGAGAGAAGAAGCGGGCGTTGTTGCAAGTCGGTTGCGATAAGGTGCGCGGAATGCGTCGAGAGACCCGCCCCCAAAGCCGCGCCCGTTCTGCCCCCTCTTGCCCCCTCTTGCCCCCTCTTGGCCCCCTTCTGCCCCCCCCTCCACTCCATCCCCGTCCCCCGTTGCTTGGCCTACCGTGCCCCCGCGGCGCTCTGGCCAGCGTTCCCGGTGCTCTGCATGGCATTCCGGCGTAACCTGTTGAGTGTGAGCGGGCTACGGCGGCCTGGCCAAGGCGAGCGCAACGGCAGGCAAGCAGGGGGGGGAGGGGGTCCGGGAATTAGGAACGACGGAAGCGGCGACTAGTCCCCACCCCTGATATTTTTTTCTACAACCGAGGCTCCGCCCTGGCTGCTTCGCCGCTCCGTGCTGCGTGCTTGTGCGGCGCGTATGTTGCGTGTAGGTGTTGTGCCCTACATCTTATGTCGTTTACCGTATCTTGTAAGCTTGTGCGTGCCCGTTATGGGGCTGGTTATGACTTGGCTAAGTGGGTTGAAGGGGTGGATTATGTGAGGAGGAAGGCGTTTAGTGGGGAGCGAGTGGTGTTCAGGAAGGGCTTTTTGGATGAGCTAGGAGGCGTTTCTGAGGCGTCTAGTGTGGCTGAGGTGACTGGACACAGTTGCTCAGTGAGTTCAAGGGAGGCTGAATCAAGTGATCTTGAGCAAGTGCTTAAGACGCAAGTTGTGGATCAAGTTGACGGCGAGGTTCAGACTTGTGGGAGTGGAGTGTATGAGTGTCGCGTGGTTAAGCGGTTCAAGAACCAGCGTTATGTTGAGACGGACACACAAGGAGTGGTTTATGTGGGAGGCAAGGCTGTTAAGCTTGGCCAGATGATTGCGGTAAGTGGAGGCAATCTTGTGCTTGTTAAGGCAAGAGCCCGGTGAATCCGGGTCTTCGTGAGAAGAGTTAGCTTCTTCTTCTTTGCTTGTTTTCTTCTTCTTCTCTTCTCTTCTTCTTATCGAGAGCCTTTTAAGGGGCTCTCGAAGAGAGAAGCTTTAGGCTTGTTTCTCATTCGGTTCTTAAATCAGAACCAAACGAAGAAACCAACAATCCGGACGAAAGATCCTGAGTTCAGAGCATAGTAGCCCCTAGACTCAGCATTGCTGCTTAATTCTAGGGGTGCTACTAAGCTTTGAGCAAAAGAAACCGAACGATCCGTCCGATGAGTCCTTTCGTCGTCGCACTTGGCACAGTCACATGGCATACAGAGCTACCCTTTCAACGGTTAGCCGTCCTCTCTCGCGGGACGTGACTGTGAGTAGTTACCCGGTTTTGAGACCACCGGGGATTTTGAATTCAAGTAGGCGTCACTTGAAACTCTGATGTCAACCGTGCTTCCTTATCTCAGGCTGGCAGGGCTTACGCGGTGACCTCCTTTTGGTCACGAGAAGGATCCTACAAAACTGACATGGACGATCAACAAAAAAGTGCGGTGATTGAGAAGATTTTGGAGTTCCCGCTCAGGGAGCATCCGATCATGCCGAACCCGAGCAAGGTGGAGCGGCAGCGCATGATTGAGAACCTTGGCCCGGAGAAGGTGATCGAGATGTTCGTGATGCGGGAGCAGCGGATTGTGGCTGAGCTGACTGATCCCTTCCGGTACGGGACAGAGCTGCCAGCGTGGAAGGATGCTGACGATTTGATGACTCGGTTCAACGAGATGCTGATCTTGGGCGGGAACCGGGCGAGCAAGACGGAGTACGCAGCCAAGCGAGTGGTCCAGGCGTTTGTTGGTCATGACCCCAGTGGGAACACGCCAAGCTGGATCAGGGAGAAGGCTGAACGTCGTGGGATCAACATCTGGTGCCTGCACACGACGAACATGACAAGCGTTGGGTACCAGCAGAATGTCATCTACAAATACCTGCCTTCGGAACTGAAGGAGGTGAGGAAGAGCAAGACGACTCAGGTGAGCTGGACGCAGAAGAACGGGTTCAGTGACAACACGGCGGTCTTTCAGAAGAACCAGATGTGGTTTCTGAACTACGCTCAAGACATCAAGGTCATTGAGGGTGGTGAGGTTGACTTGATTTGGTGCGATGAACTTGTGCCGCAGGACTGGCTTGAGACGTTGAGATACCGGCTTGTGACGAGGAACGGGAAGCTGCTTGTCACGTTTACGCCGATCCTTGGGTACACGCAGACGGTCAAGGAGTTCATCACGAGCAGCAAGTTCACGAGCTGGAAGGAGAGCGAGCTTCTGCCGCACGCGAATGTTGTGGGTGTTCCTCCAGGGCATATGCCCTACACGGCTGAAAGCCTGTACGGACGCCACGCTTGTATTTGGTTTCACTCCAAATTGAACCCGTACAACAACTGGGAGCGCATGAAACATACGCTCAAGAGCCGAAGTACGCATGACGTTAAGATTCGTGCTTATGGCTGGGCGGAGCAAACGGCTGGCAGCCAGTTTCCTCTGTTTAGCGACAAGAACATCTTCACGGGGCCGGTGACAGAGATGGCCAAGGAGGGGACGAACTACATGGTTTGTGATCCTGCCGGAGCACGGAACTGGTTCATGCTATGGGCTAGGGTGGATCCGGCTGGAGTGATCTGGGTTTATCGTGAATGGCCGGACATCTCTTATGGTGAGTGGGCGCTACCTGGAGACAAGTCGGACGGGAAGCCTGGCCCGGCGCAGAAGCAGGGTGCTGGCAGGGGAGTTGAGGAGTACACACAACTTGTTTGGGCTTTAGAGACCCATTCAGAGAGCAAGAAGCGCGAAGAGATCGCTGAACGGTACATTGACCCGAGGAGTGCCGGGACAGAAGCGGTGAGCAAGGATGGTGGCGTTACTCTGCTGGACTTGATGATGGATGTTGAAAACCCGCTCCACTTTATTCCATCGGCTGGGGTTTCTGTGGATGAACGTGTGCTGATTATCAACGACCTTCTGTGCTATGACCGGGAGATGCCGATTGAGCATGGGAAGAACCATCCCAAGCTACTTATCCATGAGTCTTGCCAGAACTTGATCTATTCCATGCGGGAATGGACCGGACAAGATGGACAGAAGGGTGCTTGTAAAGACCCAATCGATGCTTTAGGTTACTT